GTATAGGGTTTGAAAGTCAGAGTTTCCGGCGTGTCTGTCACGTTGGGCTTCGCCTTGCCGTTGCCATCGAGCGGCCACGGCTTTTTGACCTGCACGCCGATTGAATTGAGGATCGGTTTGAGCTGCACGACGGGGCCGTTGGTGAACAGGCTGGTGACGGTGGTTTTTTCATTGAAGCCTACATCTTGCACCAGGTGGTCCCATCCCTCATGCCGCGCCTTGATCGTCATCGTCCGGCGGTAGTAAACCACCGTGACCTGAACGCCGTTGACGTTGATTTTTTCGGTTTGCTTCGTGGCGGTGATCGGACTCAGCTTGCAGGTTCCCGCCGCGTAGGTGATACCATCAATCACGACGGCCCCGTCGTTGATGGTGTTTTTGTAGTTGTCATTGGCGACGGGGTCGAAGGTCGCGACGTTGCGGGTGATCTGGATTACAAGCTCGCCCGTCTCCCGCTCATAGAACTCTTCGAAGGCATCGCCCGAACTGTTGACGTACGGTTTGGGCGGGTCTGATTTGTCGATGAAGACTTGCTCGGTGCCTTCATTATAGGTGTATGACAATTCCACCGGGCGATCCAGCGGGTTGTCGGGTGGCTCGTTGGGATCAGGAACCGTGTATTCGCAGAGCACCTGAAAATGGTTTGAGGAATTCTGCCACACGTCGGCGTCGATGCCGGTGATGCGGGGATAAATCTTCAGCGGATTCGGAATCTGCTGGCCCGGGTTGTCGGGATCGTCGATGAGGTCGCTCGGCAGAATCAGCCATTGACCAGGCGCGGGGATGCTGGTTTGGTCGGTCGGGTCTACCGCCGTCAGTGCCACCGCTGTACCGTCATCGACGTTGTCGGTGGTGACGAGGAAGGCGCGGGTGTGCATGATCTTGCCGTCCCGAAAACTGGAACGGCGGCGCTCGAATTGTTCAGTGACTCTGGAAACCCCCACGGCCCACTCCCTTAAATATCCATCACTTCAGTATCGGACGCGGTGCCGATCTTCGCTGTGTTCCGCTCGATATTGTCGAGGAAGCGGTCAGCACGCCGGGCAAGCTCCATGTGCTGGCGCGGCATATCATTTGCCATCGACGCGCCCCGGGTGCGATCGTACGCGGCGCGGGCGGCCTCGGCGGAGCCAACGGTAAGAGCCTGCGCGTGTTGATCCTCGGCTTTGGAAAGTTCGTCCTTTGCCTTCGCCACGCCACGGCCGTAGGTTTCCCAGGAGATGAGCCCTTCGTTCAGGAGCGTGTTGAGCTTGTCGAGTTCGTTCTGATACTTTTCCAGCGGCGTCATCGTTTCCGTGAAGAGCTGCGCGGCGTCCTTTTGCATTTCCTCATGGGCTTTTTTCTGCTCCTCCAGCGCGTCGAGCTGATTCGCCAGGCGGCGAACGGATGCAATCTGCTCGGGCGAGGCCCCTATACGTTTCAGGTCGTCCAGTTTCTTGTCGCCATCGCTCATGTTCACCTGTGCGACGGACTTCGCCAGATCATCCATGACCTTTTTCACATCGTCGGCTGTCTTCTTTTGCTGCGTCATCGCGTCAAGCTGCTGCTGCAACCCGGTTGCTTTGGCGAGTTGTTCCGGCGAGGCCTCGAGGTGCTTCAGGTCATCGACCTTTTTCTGCGCGTCGGTCATCCCGAACTGGTCGACCTGTTTCTGAAGGTCCGCGAGCACGCCTTGGATTTTCTTGACGTTGTCGAGGAAGTCATCGCCGAGGGGGCTGATTTTTTTCTTGTTCAATTCAGCGGCGGTTTTGGCGGCTTTGTTGTCCACGTCCTGAAAAAACTTCGACACGCTGTCGCTCAGCGAGTTGTTGCGCCACGCCTCCAGAACCGCATCCTTCATCTTGATGGAATCTTTTTGCGATTCAATCAGGACGTCAACCCCCGAGGCCAACCCCTTGAAGATAGTGGTGCCAGTGGTTTTTTCTTCGAGCTGTGCGAGCCAGTTGAAAACGCCTTTTAGCGCCTGCAGGGCGCTTATGCAGGCCTCTTCGGCGCGCTTCTGAAAAGTGCCCCACGCCCAATCCGCGACGGACATAAGCGTGTCGCCAACAGCGGCCACGGTAAACGCGATAAATTTAATGGCCCCGCCGAGCAGGCCCTTGATGCCGTCGCCGGCGCTGGCCCACTCAACCAGCTTTGACGCTACTGCTTCGATGATGGGGGCGAGCTGGATGGCAAGCTGGTTCCCGATGCCGGTGAAGATAGACTTGAGGCGCGTGATTGCGTCGTTGGCTTCCTCTACCTGGTGAGCATCGACGCGAGAGAATGACAGCCCGAGCTTGTCCGCTTCCTGCTGGGCCTGCGCGATACCCTCAGCACCCGACATCAGGAGCGGCAAGAGGGACTGACCGGACTTGCCGAAAATCTCCACCGCCGCCGTGGCGCGTTCCACGGGGTTCTGAATGTTCGCGATGCCATCGGCAATCTGCTTGAACGCGGCATCCGGGGATTCGTTGGCGAGGTCTTTCGCGGAAAGGCCCATCCGCTCCAGAGCATCAGCGGCGGGGCCGCCGGCGCTGGCCGCTTCGCCGAGGCTCTTAAGCATCTTTTCGAGGCCGCCGGTGAGCTCCTCGGCCCCGATACCAGCGAGGCTGGCCCCATGCTGTAAACCCGTGAGGGCCTCGGTGCTAATGCCAAGGCGGTCGGACAGCTTCGCCACGACGTCAATGGATTCCATGCTCTTGTGCGTGAGCTCGGCGAGTCCAGCGAGGGAGGCCCCGCCGGCGGCGAGGCCGGTGATAGCGGTAACCAAAGCGCCTACGCCGGTGGCGGCGCTGGCGATGGAACCCACGAAACCGGTCAGCGGCTTAATGGCGCTCGTCATCCCGGCGGCGAATCCACCGATGTCGGCGATCAGCCGTACATTCAGATTGGCAATCGACCCAGCCATTTATCCCCCTGTGCTGAAGGTTCCGCCAAGCATCGCGTTGCAGCTCATCGCGATCTGCTTCAACTGCTCGGACGTTCGCGGCTGCTGCGGTTCATACTGCCGTTCCCAGTTGGGCATGAACTGGGATGGTGCAAACCCACCACGCTTGGAATGAATGTTCGCGTTCGTCGCCTGCTCTGAACCTGACCGCAGGTCAGCCCGGTATTCCCCCCAAGGTTCCATGCGATAGGCCTGCAGCCAGAGCAGAAATTCCTCGGTGGTGATTGAATCCTGCAGCTCCGCCAACGTGCGCCCCAGCGTTCGACACAGCAGGAGCTGAAACCGCAGTAGCGGGCTGCTTTTTAGTTTTTTGCGGCGGCATCCAACGCCGGCTTGTTCACCGAGTTCGCCTGCGTGAATGCTTCAATCACCCGGCCGATGGCGACGGCGGACTTGTCAGCGAGCTTCGGCGCATCCTCGTCGGTGAAGATGCGTTTGCCGGCGGCGTCGACGATGATCCGCGCGGCGAGTACCCCACCGCCCTTTTGATCGTCGGTCAGCTTTGAGAAGCTCGCGGCCTCGGTGAGCGAGAGTTTCGGGACATAAACGGTGCCGCCCCACTCCGGCACTTCCACCGGCTGCAAGGGACGATCGTTCGAAGCGAGAATGGATTCGCGAGTAAGCATGGTTCCCCCAAAGGAAAATCAAAAAAGGAAAGGGACCGCCACCCCACGCGACGGCCCCCATGGAAAAGGTCAGAATTAGGTGCCGGCGGTGAAGCCCGGCTGGCCGCTGATCTTGATGGTGAGGTTCTGCGTGACGATGCCGTCCTTTTCGATTTGGTCCTGCCAGCTCTTGATGTAGCCGTCATATTTCCACTTCGAACCATCGGCGAAGGTCACCTGGAATCCCTTGGGCGTGCGGAAGAGAGCGTACACGGCCGTCGTCTGCGTCTTGTCGTACTGGACCGTGAATTCCAGCTCCCCCGCGTTCGCCCAGCCGGGATCGAATTGCTTGAACTTGTTCGGGCTCTTGAGGTGCGAGATGTCGACATCTTCACCGTCGATTTTCGGCGGCTTGATGTCGGTCACTCCCACGAGCGAGGTCCACGTCGTCGACGTTGCCGCCGTTGCCGCATCACCATACGCAAGATCGGTGTTGAATGAATGAGTCACTGGCATTGATTTCCCCCCTTAAAGGTTCACTCTTTTGTGGAATAATCGACGTCGAGAGAGACGCCGAAAACACTTGGATTCGACCGGCCTTCCGCCGGTGTCGCGGGCATATCCCGGTCATTGCTCACGCCCAGATAGCCGACCTGGTCAACCTCGGCGACAGTGCCGGAAAAACCATGGAGTACCTTGCGAACGGCCTCGGCGAGTTGCTTAGCGGTCGGGTAGTCAGGAGCGAAGCAGTCAAGCTGCAGCGTTCCGGATGAATAGCCTGCTGGCCCCTTGAAAACGAGTTCGCGTGTGGTCGCCACGCGGGACACCACGACGGAGGCGCGGTTTTCGTTCTGCGGCTTGAGCGAGAAAAATACGCGGTCCGCGATCG